TACAGGAGCATAAGCTAAAATAACTCCATCTGGAGTCATCAAGAATTCTCCAGCATGTCCACTCGGGTCTGGAATATCAGGCTGAGAGTTGCCAGAAGGATTCGCCTGATAAATATCAATGCGAATGAATTCATTGAGCGCCGCAGGAACTAACAGGACTACATTAGTCCCCACCACGTCAAACTGAGTGTTACGTACAATTTCACCTACAACAGATGAAGAGCCTCCGCGAAATACTTTCAACTGCCTGTCGTAAAGAGTGGTGAATGGCGCAATCGAAAACGAAGTTTGTCCAAGCAATGCTGTATACTCAAAAGTCTGGAAAGGGACAATCTCAGGAGAGAATCCATTCGGAGCCCAGATAGATGCTGTCATTTTAGTATCCTTGAAGGAGAGTGTTAGATACGAGTAGTGCCTGTTTCTGCTCTCTTGCATTCAAAGTAGCTGCATTCCATTCCTCAGTCTTTCCGATGGATTTGAAAATCTGTGCAGCTGCCTCGTAAATAATTGCCCAAGGATTGTCGGTAGCAATCCAGGAGTTGTAACCCAGCGCAGTGATGTCTGGATTATTGTACATTCCGATAAAGACGTATTGCAGTTCTGTGGACGAGCGAATGTTAATTACCTCTCCGCCGCCATAACATACATCATTACGATTACATCCGTAGTCATCCAGCACCTCATCTGGGGTAATGATATCGAGAATCTTTCCGGTTTGTGAGGCATTAATGTCCGACTTGCGGATATATTTCAATGCGCGCCAACGAGGAAAAAGAGTGCGATACTCTAATTGTTGGAGAAATGCAGGAGCTGAGAAAACTACGCCAGATTCGAAAAGATCCTTATAGAAGTAATCTGACTGGTGTAGTTTCAAAGTCGCGGCCCGAATTGCAGATGAGGTACGATCTACAAGATCCGGACGATTTGTAATTGCATATACCTCAATGAGCAACTCGGCCATGTTCATGTCAGTAAGTCCTTATTTGGAGGCCATCAGTTTAGCCATCAAACCCGCAGATGCGCCATCACCGCCTGCCGCTACTGGAGCAATAGTTGTGGTGGATGCAGCATTGAGTTTACCTTGCTCAGAAGTTCCACGATCATTGTTCGGATCCAATTGAGCTTGCATTTCTGCAATGAACTTCGCACGGAACTGAGCTTCCAGAGCTTTCATAGGATCGAGATCTTCAGCACTCACTGTTGGCTTATCGCGATTTACGTAGATTGTGCCACGATCTTCAGCAACTACGCCATCCAGGAAAGCAATTTCATCTACCTTATCTGTGTGGTATTTACCATTCACAAAGACAATTGCTTTGCCATTGCCGGTGATAATCTGAATGGACGGGACAGAGGAAAGGTATTGATTGAACATCTTGGTGGGAGTTACGGGGGTGAGAGTTTCGTCAGACATGATGGTTTCCTAGAAAGGTTTGGGAAATTGGGGAGGTGGCAGTTTTGTGGATCTGCCAACCTTGAAGCACTAGCCTGTGATTAGCCTGATCCTAGAGATTTCTTGAACCAACTTCGTTGCAGCCGGAGCATCTACAGTTACTTGCCCAGTTGTTACATTGGGAACAAGAACTGAATCAGCTCCACCTGTGCGAATAGTGATCGAGGAAATATAACCAGGATCAGTTACTGCCATTCCAGGTGTGTTTACTTGGATAACTGCCATGATTAGATCTCCCGATCAACCAGCAGCAGCGGCTGTCAGATCCTTGATCCATGCATTTGCAGGAGGATTCTTGACAACACAAGTCAGTTCGCTCAGCAGAGTACCGCCAACCGCGTCGATACCATTGTCAACAACTGCTTGACCGTTTGCATTGAAATCTGCCTTAGTTGTCTTACGACCACCAAGATAGGCCACACGGAAAGTAGACAAATCAACTGCCACAGCTTGCTTAGCCCAATCAGCATTGGAATTGAACAGAGGATGTTCAATCATGTTGAAGGAACCGCGAGCAATGTTGAACTTACCAAACTGGAGACCGTAGGAAGTCTCACCATTTTGGATATAGTACGTAGCATTCAGACGACCAATGTTATTGATCACCTTCTTGGAAGTGCCACCAACAAAAAGAACGCGAGTATTACCAGCTTTCGGATCAGTTGCCTGATTGAAGACCGGATCCAACATTGCTTCCAGTTGGGTAAAGTTCGTGGTCGCCGCAGCTGTGTATACATTCACTGCAGCATAGCTGGGAGGGTAGTAGCTCAGATTCGAAACAATGTTCAGCAAACCATCCATCGTGCGGAAAGGTTGACCATTTCTGGTACCTTGAGACTTCGCACCAAAGAACAGTGCTTTCTCAATATCAGCCGCGTGGAATGCTGCACAATCTTGACGATTCTCAGCGACTGTAGATTCACCAGCAATAACTTGAGTAGCCTGAGCAGATCCAGACAGTGCCCAAGTATTGCGGAAAATCTGAGTCAGATTGGTAATACGAACTGGGTTGATTTGCAGAGCGTTCGGACGAACCGAAGATTCTTCAAAAGCATTACCAACTTGGTAGAAGTTCACCAGATTGGCAACAGCTGCCGCAGTAGTGCCAATTCCTCGACCAACTTGCACAGTTGTTGCGGAAAGAATCTGGTTGATGATAACAATTTCCCCAGTAGATTGAGCACGCATCAACATGCCAGGAAGCAAATTGATCGTGGAAGCTACGGTAAAGATGTTATCAGTTGCATTAGCAACCAGAACGGAAAGAGTGAATGCTGGAAACAACATTGTCTTGGTGAAGAAGCCATGCTCAACTTGCAGAGCAGTTTCTTCTGGCAACATTGCTGTCATACCAAACAAGGGAGCTTGACCATTTGGCATCAAGCGTGTGATCATAGCAGCAAATGATTTCGCTGCAAGATCTTGCGTAAAGCCAGAGGTATTGAAAATGCCAGTAGACATGTTGGTATCCTTTTAGAGTATGAGATTTGAAAGGTTGGTGGATGGATTACAGAACAATCCAGTCGAATGTTGCGGCACCAGTCTTGGTAACAACAACCATACTCCACGAAGATGCTGGAGTTGTTGTACGACCCCGCAATGTAACACCTGCATCACCTGCAACCCAAGTACCTGCAAAGGCATCTTGAATCGAAACCATGAAATTGAAGGAATCTCCAATGTCCATGTTAGGAGTTGCGGCAACAAGCAGTGCTGCAGTAGGAGTTGTCAGATTTCGACCTGCGGAAAATCCAGTGTACAGAATTGCGCCGCCAGCCATTTGTGCCGTTGTGATGGTCTGTGCGGCATCAGCTGTAACTTCCAGAACTGATACATTGTCCATCATACCAGTACCTTGGCGAGAAGGCATTGGCAGGCTAGAATCTGAGTTAATCAGAGTACGCTTAAAAAGCATTTGAATCTCCTAGATTAGAGGGGAAAGATTGAGACCGTTGGGGAGAAGGGGAATCATTGGGCAACTTGGGATCCCGTGGGAGTATTAATCCAAGCTTCCCAATCTGTACTTGCAGGACCTTTGGCAGCTTCACCAGCTTTACCAGCATCCGGATTGAAAACTTCAGCTGCGCCTTTCATCATCTTCTGAGCCATATCAGAAATCTCCTGAGCAGAAGCGTTCGGATACTTTTCAGTAAGTTGAGTGTGAATCATTGTGACAATTGGGGCAACTGCTGGGTTGTTAAATGCTTGGGTTTGTGTAGCCAAAAGATCTTTAGATGCACGTGACTGCACCAATCCTGGCACTTTAGCTGCGAAATCAACTTGTGCTTGAGCAACTGCTTGTTCCACAATTTTAGTAGTGGCATAGGCAGATTGACCATACACAGTTTGAGCAGTTTTGTTGAGCATAGCAACCAAAGCTTGAGTAGCTTCTGGGCCGCCAGCCGTAATCTTTGCAAGATCTTCTTGGGAAAGAACCTTCGAGAAATCAATCTTACCTGCAGCTTCCATCAGTTTTTGTGGATCTACAGCCTGTTGTGCATTGGCAGCTGCAATTGCTGGGTCAACTTCAACTGGTTTCCAAAGATCCTTGAAATCATCCAAAGGTTTCGGGGCCGGATCTGCTCCACCTGCTGGGATAACTCCATTCGGCGCAGTTTGTTGAGATTGCTGCGTTTGAATCGGTTGATTCTTTGCAGGATCATTCGAAACTGTGGGCACATTGGGAT